CAGAAATTCTTTTGTTGATTGAATTAAGGGGGATAAAACGAAATGTAACAAACGGAACTACAACTGAAAATAGCTATAGTTGTTGATATATAGAGAGTTAGGCGAAAATTAGGTAAAGACAATTTGCAAAACGAAATGTTACATCGCGTTACATTCGTGTTACATTTAGGGGGTTATTTGAACAGTGTTTGAAACATAAATGTTACATGGGTGAAAAAGAAGGCTACATAAGACGGCGTTTTGGCAAAAGACGGGCATCTGTTAATAAGAATACGATAGAGGACAGTACAGGCGAAAGAAAGGGCCTTACTGGGTGAATTGAGAACGCTTGAAGCATGGTAGAAGCAGTTGCATTCTGCCTTTTATTTTGTCCTAAAGAATAAAATATAAATCATTAAAATATCGTATATAATTATTATTTTGTATATTTGCAGGAAAAACAAGCAAGGTTATGACAAAGGTAATACATGTGCAATTGATGCAGGGACGGAAGAATTATTATTTCGGTTCTATTCCTGCAATTTATAGCGTTCTGACGGCTGAAGAGATAGGTATAAAGCAATGCTCGCTGGAGCGCGTAGGGTTGAGTAAAGGAGGCGTAGTATTGAACAAAAAGGCATGTATCAGGGCAGGTGAACTGATACGGTCAAAGATGGCAAAATAAGCCTCTATTCAAACAGCTAAAACGCTGATTGAACGATAGTTGAACGGTTTTCGACACGTGTTTGAACGGTTGGAAGCCGTTTTCCCGTTTTGCAAGCTCTAAAAATGGGCAATTTTAGGGCAAAAAATGGGATTGGGTGGACACTTGGGTGGACGATTGGGAGGACAATGCAAAACGAAATGTATCGATTGGGTGGACATTTGGGTGGACACTTTTAACATAGTTTCGACCACATTCACCCCCCTGATAAAGACGGAAAAAGGCAGATTGTCCCCGTTTTTCGTCGTTTAGACCCTCCCCTTATTCCATAAGTATGGGGCTTATTACCATCTTGATTGATGATAATTTTCTATAAAACCCCGTGTTTATCGGAGTTTATGGCTATATTTATGGTATGAAATTATTAAAAAGTGTGCGCGTGGCGCATAAGGTGGTGCAGGTTTCTGCAACCACCCAAGAGAATTTCTTGCATCAATATCAACGCTTAATATTATAGATTAGGTACTATAAAATAGCGCGTACATCTATTTTACCCCTATTGTGTAGCACTATTCAACATCAGAAGTACTTAAGACTGTGCCAAGGCTGTCAAGAGTAAATATTTGGTTGTAAATCTGTGTTGCACCATATCCATTCTTGGCGCGGTATTTATGGCGTACAACGAACCACTTCGTATGTGGGTTTTCTGTTACTGGCCCCCATTCAACACTTTCATAGCTTCCCGGATCATTCAAATTCTTTTTTAAGAACTGTGTTATCTGGCGAACTGAACCGTCTAATTCGTCATTGTGTACAACAGCTACGGATTCTTCTTTTTTTTGCGGTTCTGTCGAGTCATTAAAGATACCTGCAGCCATTATAGATGCAACAATCAAAGCGATAATCGCTAATAGAGATAGATTAAACTTCGCCTTTTTCTTTTCCTGGGGAGTCATTTCCTCCCATCTTTTGTTCTCTTTCATATCTGTATAATATTAAGATAAATAATAATATGTGTTCATATAATGCAATTGATGCGCACGGAAGCCTTGACAAGGGCGATAGCCGTGATACGATGAAAGTCTATATCGCGTGAGGCGTAATCGGGATTTTCTGAGCCGAGCGTGATAAATGGCTCACCCTTTTCGGACTTACGGATATACTTCACAACAACATAGTCATCACCATCGATGTCATAGGAAAGTAGGTACATCTCACCATAGATAATATTCTCGATAGAAGGTGAGATTTCCTTATAAAGAATGATGTCACCCGACTTGAGTAGAGGATACATCGAGTCTCCAACAATATGTATGGCTCCATCACATTTGGGAAGTTTGGGTATTTTGATGGTATCAATAATATTGTTTCTCTTGTTGTCGAAGAGTGTCTTCAGGCCGGCAGTCGCCTCAAAGTCGTAGAGATAGACCACCTGCATATCTTCTTTCTTCTCTACACTTCGTGGGTGGTGTATGGGCTTGACTTCCACGATAGGCTCATATTTGTCGGACTTGAGCATATCACCTTCACCTGTGAGAAGCCAATATAAGTCCACCTTTGGGAATGCGTCAATTATTTTTGTTAACTTGTCAGAGCCGATTCCACCTTCTTGGCTCATGTTACTTATGTTTCCACGTCCAAGCCCACACGTTTCTTCAAAAGCTCGCATTGAAAGGCCCTCGGTTTGAGCAAGCTGCTTTAGTCTATCTTTAATTGCGACTGTCATATTTTTTTGCTGTTTGGCAAAAATAAATGCCAATTTATTTGTTATGTCAAAAATAAGTGTTATCTTTGCAATGTGTTTAATATATAAACACCGCGCCAAAAATACAAAAAAGGGGCGAGAAACAAGAATGTTTAATTAAAAATATAATAAACTTAACGCTGCGCTATCGGCATGACGGGCAAAGAATATGATTAAATACACAGACGACAAGAAATTGATTTTGATGGAGAATTTCAACAAGTACAAAATCAATGGCGGTGAAGAGCCTACAACATTCAAGGAGTATGTTATGCGCGAAAGCGAGAACGACCCTAACTTCTTCGATTGGTTGTTCGATGATTTCAATATTGAGGGGTATTACGACCTCGCCGACGAGCAGAAGCAAGAGTTTGACGACTTCATAAACAGCTTATGATAATTTTTCAGCCCTATCGCAACACGGTTAAGCCTATTTCATGGAGAAAGAGAAAAAGAGCATGTGTACAAGTAAACTGGAACAGATGGCCTCGCGTGTGAAATACCGCTTGGACATCATTAATACGGATATTGAAAATTACAATGAGAGGATGCGGAGAGACTATGAGTACTTCTTCAGGTGGTATGCTGACAATTTGTACACGCTCCATATCCGCAAGAACTATTACACACAGCTAATGTTGACAAATACGGGAGACGTGGAAGAAATGCGGCTGTATTTGAAAAAAAAGATCGCGACCTTCACAACAGAACTTCTTGAGGGAGAACTGTTAAAATGCAGTAATAACCCAATGACAAATATTGCGCACTTGGTTGAGTTGAAAGCCAAACAGGTGTTGCGGCGAGAGTTCGCAGATCTATTGAAAGTTCTTGAAAGTTAAAGGTGAATAGATTGTAGGATGACAAAGCGGGCAGCATGGACTGCCGGGTCGCTCCCGTAGGGTTCGATTCCCTGTGCCCGCCAAAAAGAAACAAGTAAAACAAGAGATATGGAAAAGAAGATTTATGTAAGTGAAAAGAACAAGGCTCATCTACGCGAGGTATTTGGTTGTTCGACTATGATGGTGTGGAAGGCCTTGAATTTCAAAAGTGACAGTGAGCTTGCACGGAAGATACGCTACACGGCACTGATGCAACTGAATGGTACGCCTAACTGGAAGCAGGCTGACATGGAGACAACGCATGAGGAAATCGAACAGACAATGACACAGACTTTCGGTGAGCGTGTGAAGTTAGTGTTCGACCGCAAGGACGGCAGCACGAGAGTGTTTGTTGATGGTGTTGAAACACGCAAGGAACAGAACTTGAATATTCCTGCTTTCATGGGGCTACAGCGTGAGGTTGAATTAATGGCGATGAGTTTGTAAGAGTTTGACGGGATGGAGTATTTCAATAAGATATTGTGCGTAACCTACGCGGAATTAACGGGAGGCGGCGAAGCTATTATCAAAGGTGACACTTTGTTGAAGAATGTCACTCGCGGTAATATCGTCAGCGTTCACCGCGGCGGTGGCGAGGGTAGTCAGGCACTCTACGCATGGAGTTCCATTCCGGAGAAATACAGGAATCGGTATATGGAACGTTACGGCGACCCTGAACAGAAGATGAAGGAGGCTATGCTGAAAGACCGTATCAGACTTGATGACGAGGCCCGCGAATGGTATGAAGCGTTCACATACGAGAAGAATGGCAAGCAGGAACATCTTACAGAGAAACTCATTGAAGAGTACACCATTAATGCGAGCGTACTGAAAGAGTTGCTGAAGATGATGGCACAACGCAGGGCTATCCGTCAGAGCCTGAATGGTAGCATGGGCGGAGCCTGGGAGGTAATCTATAAGAGTTCTGAAGCTATGCGTGAAGAATATCA